AGCTCAAAATCAAAATTTTCAAATTAAATTTCTCCACCATCTGCATCATTTAGATACCATATCATTATAAGGTATCTTCTTGCATCATCATGATTAGTAACATCAACGTGTGGCTCAAAATGATCTTCATCATGATAGCGTTTTATTCTAAGTGACTCAAATCCATGTTCACGTATTGCTCCATCTGGAGCCCACCTATTAAAGTCTTCTACCTTACTTCGATACTCGTTTAATGCTTCAAATAAGTAGTCTATACATTTATTGTGCAACTCAATATAACGATCATTGTCGTTAGAGTATTGAGTAAAATTATACTGATCGAACACAGTGCCGGTTCCAAGGTCCTTAGTCTCAGCAATTTTTTCATTCTCATTAAATAAATCTACGAGCAAATCACACACTCGGTTATTCATATGATTGTCAATTTTAACACAGTAATCACTCAAATGCATATGACGTCCTTTTATAATGTCTATAAAGTGGAAGGTGCTTCTGTTGCTAGGTGCACCTCCCAAAACCCCGAGAGATTAAGCCGCTAGGGCATAATCCTCATATGCTACGTCATTATCGTTAGCAGTTGTAGTATTCGATCTATAAGGCGATCATCCCAACAACTCCGGTTACATACTAACTACCTGTCGATCCTAATTCGCCCCCATCAAAAGAAGATTAAGTATAAGATGCCGCCAATAACAATGATGTCAGCACATATGCTCCATGCAAGATATGCTCTAAACATCCACTTCGTAGTCTCTCGAAGGATCGGGTTCTTCATCTTGAGAACCCCACTGTGTTACCACAATCATCTTAATCTCCTTATGGTGGAGGCGGAGAGAATTGCACTCTCGTCCAGAATAGCGTTGAGTTTCCTTCAACGTTGTTAACTCTATTTATAACCCTCCGATACTATATCGAGCTCAGAAATGCTTTTACCATACTGCATCTCCATAATCTCCAGTGGCTTGTCTTTGCTGTCATTAATCAGCTGATGCCAAACTCCTGAATGTACTTGATAAGTATCCAATGGATTCAGCTTCAAGACAACATCTCTTTGGTGATCAACATCATTGCGAGATGTATTATTTGTGATCACCTTGCCGTACCCACTCTTAACAACCCAGAGTTCACCTCTGTTATCATGCTTCTGATAACTTAGACATGATCCAGGATTGATATGCAACAATTTGATCTTAACATTCGAATCACTGTATACTACTCTGAATTCTCCCCATCTCTTAGCTTTAGGTTCGAATTTAACACGATTAAACAGCGCTCGACTGCTAGTAGTCTTTTTGTTACCCATATTGAATGCAAATGTTACACCTGTCTCGTTGATTTCCGGAATATTATCCTCTTTCCGGTCACCTCCGTTACAAAAGCATATTGAGAGGTCAGGATACGTGTTTTTCATTAGTTCCAATAGGCGGATTGCAGTATCATCACTATCATCAAACATAACAACATCATACACGCCCTCGATGCTGCCAACAATTTTTGCTCTCTCATCCCATGGCATGAGAGCATATCCCTTCTTCCTAATCAACCAATCGTCGCTATTCAAACCAACGATTGTATGCTTGTACAAGCGCGTCACATGATCAATCAGACTAATGTGACCAGAGTGTATAGGATCAAATCCCCCACTAATCACACCCACAGTCGAATGTAGCTCTGTAGACGAAGAGTCGCCGGGCTTGCGCCCGGCGATCTCATTAAGCATATAAGCTGACATTACGCTGCTTCAGCATACTCGACTGCCTTCTCCAAGGCCTTAACCTTGAGCTGCTTGTTCGCTCCGTACCAATTCGATGTCAAGCGAGACTCCTCGGTACGACCGATCTCATGATCGATCAGATACGTTGAAGCGTTAAATGCCTGCCACCACGAGTTAGGAGCAAAATTTGCACCAGGCTGTGTCTCCAGGACCTCAAACGCGCGTACAGCATTCTTAGACGATTCCTTCTCAGAAGCGTCCTTCTTGCTATACCCAGGAAAGATCTCGTCGAAATACTCTTTGACAATGTCATCCTTGTATGACACCTTGCCAAGGAACTGAGCCATCGACTTGTAGCTCTCCATCTTATTTGAGGCCAAACCAAGCATATCCTTAGCCAACTCGGCATCGAAAACCCGCCGATGGTTGAATCGAACCTGATTCTTCGACGCGGTATTCAGTGACAAATTCAACGTGTTATTACATACAACACGAACTGGTGTGAACTGAATGTCAATTCCACGCCCATAAATGTGAGGATTCGAGAAAAGCAGATAGCTATCTACATCATCCCCACCGAACAGCGAAAACGACTCAGTAGACTTGGCCAGAACCCAAACCCATTGGCCATCACGAAGGGACCCAGCAGTCTCCATCGTCATTGCACCAGCTTCGCAGAAATCTCCAACGAAGTCAAATGCATCACCATTCTGTACCGGATTCCAAGCTCCAGTGATCATGGTCAAGGGCTGACTATCAGTCTCACGAATCAACATCTCATGACCTGAATGAATCTTCTTACCCTTGTAGTCAGCATATGCTGGAATGGAAACAACTTCCCAATCTAGCCCAGCTTCCTTCATGAATTCTTGTGGTGTAAGGTCTCCTTCGACCTTGGTACCTAGCCCATGCCAGGGAACCTGTCCCGCATAAGCCATCGTCTCAACTGCATGTGCCATATATCGTTCTCCTATATCTGTCTGGTCACAAAGTTTATTATACTCAAAACTACTAAAAAGTCAACAGCTAATTAGCTGTTTGCTACTATTTTTTTAATTGACGGGGAACCAGCCTTCTGGTTTAACCTCATACTTGAGATGATCGACTAGTACATGATCACCAATTGTCGTACTGCGACACGTCTTCCCATCAAACATGGGGGTCACTTCTTTGTTGTCCCACCAACGGCCGTTGATGGAGTTTGTCAACACAAAGCCTGCTTCCAACTTCTCATGTAGAGACATGTCTTCATTTACCTCTACAAACGCTACGACATGAGGACTAGCCTCATCTACAGTATGTATCACAGCTATGGTATTCATTCTAAATCCTTTCCTCAACTGTGGTGTGGAACCCCTCAATCGCCCAGACCTCTTCTGAGGCCCGCTTAGCTTCATTGAAGGTTCCATACGTCAGGGCATCTGGGTGGTGCCAGCCCTCAACAAAATCAACTGAACCTGGTGGGTGACACCGTGGATCGGTCGGATCTATCTTCGATACAAACTCACTTGTTCCACCTAATCTGATACAGTATGACATCTAAGCCTCCTTGACCCTCTTCAACATTGTTGATTTGAATCCCTTGAACTCATCATGAGATTTGACTGTGCCACTGATCTTCAGCTTATCACCAATCTCAGGAGCGAACTTGTAGCTAGAGCTGAATGTGCTGTATGTGTTGCCAGTGGCATCCACAAATTTATACAGCATCGATTGGCCGAAATTAGAAGAAATTGATTTGGCCATCGTGACCTCGACTTCGGCTGAGATCTTATCACCCACTGTACCGACATAGGTGCTGATGGCCTTCGTAGCCTTCTTCTCAACATCCTTCTCGACTGAACGAGTATAGGCTGCGATAGCAGAAGCTACAAACGGCACATACCGGGTCTCGACCGTGTCACTGCTGAAGAAATTCTTCATGTTGTAGACATAGTCGTTATTACCGAACATCCTGTTCCGTACAAAATCGATCGCTTTTTCTGCGATTTCTTTATCAGTATCAGTGATATCAAGCGGTACGTGATTCTTAGGGGCACGGCGACCAAAGATGATGATGTCCATTTCCGAGCTAATCGTATAAGCGGTCGGTAGGATAAGTGCATCAGGATCTCTGTCCATGATCTTCTCAGCAGCGCTCTTGCTCATCCAACCATCACGACGAATGACTGCGTTTGAGATCTCGAGAATCGAGGTCAAAAGCGCTGACGGGCGAACCTTGACACCACGTTCGGTACCAAAATCATAATCCTCGCCATAATCAGCCATCTCTTCGATGTAATTGAAATAATGGATGATCCACTCGACGTCGACCGTCGGGAAGAAATCCTTCAAGCACGTGCGACCGACCTCTTGATACTCCCCATCCTTGAGCAGCACAAAAGTGTCTTTGCGATTGCGAATCCGACCACAGTGATCACATTCACCAGTCGAATCACGATATTTTGAAGGCATTTCCATCCCAGGAGCAGTCATAACTGCGACAAAGTCGCCTGCGTCATGGGTCAGTTTTCCGACAAATTCCCAACCATCGATGCTAGGCACGATACCGGAAACTGCAATATCGACTACGAGGCGCTGCACCTTGCTAGCGACCTCCAGTCGAGGCTCAGAGATCTCAAACTCGATCATGCCGGATAAGCCTTTTTTGTCTGCCCGGGTAATAATCTTACCCAATTTGTGAGCAGCTGCATTGGCATAACACGCATTGATCGTGTTTGTGAAATCTAGCTGTTTCTTTGCTGTGTTTCTCATCATGATTATATAATCGCCTCTATCCGGATACCGGTCAACGCGGTTCGAACACTTTTCTGAAGTTTTTTTCATTTTCTTTTTACACAGAAAACTGCGATTTTGTTTTTCGCAGAATTCTGCAGTGCTAGGTAGCTTCAAAGCTACCTAACCTCACTCTAGGGAGCTTTGAAGCCTTGTTCCAACCTCGCAGAATTCTGCGGTTTAATATATCGCAGAAAATCCCTATATAATAACGCCGTTGACTGGCATCTCGTTTGGCCCGAAAATAACATAATGATGAAAACACACAGGAAAAATATCGCATGAAACCGGTAATTAAAAAACGCAGAAAAGCGCGCGCACCTTTGACAGAAGAACAGAAGGCTGAACGCAGAGAGAGGCTTGCCAAAGCGCGAGCAAACAAGAAGCCTCCCAAATATTCTGCGATCGATCCTGCCGTTCGCGATCTTCCGGATGAACATCAGTTATCTCTGAAGAAGGTCCGTCAGTGGATTAATGTGAACAAAGCCGAGCGAGCTCGCTATCACAAGCTGGCGAAAACAGACAAAAAAGCACATGGTATGTACAACCAGCTCGATACGTATGTTCAGAACTTGGAATCATACCTACGTAGTGGGGTGTATCTTGACTTGTATTATGGTGAAAATCAAGAATTCAAGGTGAAATTTCGATGTGTTTCGATGGCATATCATGATGATGGTACACCTAAGCGAACTGTTGGAGTGTACTATCCGGACATCGGTACGTACACACAAGAGATGTACAATGATGATAACAACATCAAGCCTACGAAGAAAAAGAAGCGTTCAAGAAAAGCATAAATAATAGACAAGTTACAATTGATGTCCTATGGAGACTAACGCTTTAATGAGTAGTAACGTAGTAGCATTTCCGGGATTAAAACAGCCTCGACTCCCTCAATCCGAGAACGAGTTCGAGGAGCACATATCCGAAATTCGAAACAAGTTCGTGACAGAAGCTGCTGTTGAGTTTGCTTTTGAGGTTTTCCGCAACATGGAAAAGCACGGATGTGATATCAATTCAAACAAAGAAATTAGACCTGATCTGATTCTCATTAGCGAAGCGATCAAGTCCGCGATGTATAGATCTATAAATGTTGATCATCCTCTGCAGAGTTTTGCTAAAGAAGTGATCTCAGAAGAAGAGAGCGGAATTGCATTTGAAGATGATGAAGATGAAGAGTAACTACACGATGTAGTGTTAGGAGTTATATTTTGATATTGGTCGATATGAACCAGGTGATGATTGCAAATTTAATGGCCCAGTTGGGCAATCATACCAATGTGGCCTTGGAAGAGGATCTTCTTAGGCACATGATTTTAAACAAATTACGATCTCTCAACAAAAAATTTCGCAAGGACTATGGCCAGATGGTCATATGTTGCGACGACAAGAACTATTGGAGAAAGCAACGATTCCAATACTACAAGGCCGCTCGTAAGAAATACAGAGACCAGTCTGATCTGGATTGGTCGTTAATCTTCAATACACTTAATAAGGTGAGAGATGAAGTCAAGGAATACTTGCCTTATAAGGTCATTCGTATTGAATCCGCAGAGGCAGATGATATCATTGGTACGTTAACCCATGCTGTTGTCAACCCAATGCACTTCCAGGCGAAGTTTGATGCCAACCTAGGGCAGCTCAAGGGCGAAGACGTCTTAATTTTATCTGGTGACAAAGACTTCATACAGTTACACAGATTTCCCAATGTTAAGCAATATGATCCAACTCGAAAGAAATGGATCAGACACAGCTCTCCATCGCGATTCTTGGTTGAACATATTGCCAAGGGTGATCGTGGTGACGGAGTACCTAACTTTATCTCACCTGATGATTGTTTTGTTAAGGGCAAAAGGCAAAAGCCACTACGAGCTAAATACCTTGAGCGGTTGAAAGGCAGTGCCGATCAAATAGAGACCAGTCTCTCCGATAATGAAAAAGAAGGTTGGATTCGCAACAGAATGTTAATCGATCTTGAATATATCCCTGATAATATCCAAAACTCGGTGTTAGATATCTTCAACCAACCAGCTCCTGGTCGGGACAAATTGTTTAACTATTTTGTAAAATATAAACTTAAAAATTTAATGGAAAACATAGGCGAGTTTTAAAATGGCTATTAATCAAGGCATGGGCGAAGTGATGGAAGCCTGTCGCAAGACAAAAAACGTCACACAAAAAGTTCAGGTCCTGCAAGGTGTAGAGCAGGATCTTCTACCACACCTTAAAGACGTTCTTCAATTAACATACAGTCCAAGAATTACGTGGCTCTTGCCGCCTGGTGCACCTCCCTACAGGCCACTGGAGGAGGACCTTGATGTTGAAGGACAATTCATTAGCGAAATTAAGAATTTTAGGTACTTTATCAACGTAGATGGAAAGCCTCTGGAACCAGATGCTAGACACGATCGTCGAGAGGTTCTTTTTATTCGCATTTTGGAAATGGTATCTCCAATTGATGCGGAGCTTCTAATACAAATGAAAGGTCGCGAAATTAAAGGTGTTAGCAAAGAAGTGGCTAAGCAAGCATTCCCTGATTTAGGAGTATAAGGAAAGGGAGAACGATGTCGAGAAAGAAGAACTGGTATCAATATGATGATGAAGGTGAAGATTTCGATGAAAAAAAACAAAGAGTCGATCGTAAAAAACAACGAAGACTAGATCGAGCTTTGAAAATCAAAGACGTGAGAGCTTATATAGACGAAGAAGATAATGAAAATGCCAACATATACTTTCCAAAACGATGAAGGTGAATACTACGATATTGTAATGTCAATGTCGGAGTTAGACGAGTATAGAGAAAACCATCCAACCCATACACAAACGATATATGCTCCTAGTATAATTAGTGGCAGAGATATGTCGGGTGGTGCCGGAGGACATGGCACTGATCAAGGATGGAAAGACGTTATGCGCGAAATGAAAAAGAACCATCCAAAGGGAAGTATTGATGTATAGTATTATTTAAAAGTATACGTACATATTAGCTATGCAATATTGCTACCATAAATATTAGTAATGAGCAATATTTATGGATGAAATTGTAATGTTTAAACACGCTGTTAATGAACTAGTGGAGCTTAATGTTGAGACAAAGAATGGTAAGAGACATTATATCACACCAAGTGGTATTAGATACCCCTCTGTAACAACAATCACATCACAGGTTAGCGCTAAAGGAATCGCCGAATGGCGAAGGCGCGTTGGTGAAAAAGAGGCTAATAAAATTGCCAATAAGGCCGGCAGAAGAGGCACTAGAGTACACAAACTATGCGAGGACTATGTCAATAATACAGACATAGATTTCTCAAAAATCACTCCATCAGATCATTTCTTGTTCAAACAAATTAAACCAATCTTAGATACATACTTGGGAGAGGTTTATTCTGTTGAAGGATGTTTGTATTCCGACTATCTTAGGACAGCTGGAAGAGTAGATTGTGTTGGTGTATTTGATGGCAAAGCATCAATCATTGACTTCAAGACGGCAAATAAGCGGAAGCAGCGAAGCTGGATTAATAACTACTTCATGCAGGAGTCCGCATATGCCGTCATGTATGAAGAAAGAACAAGTATTCCTATTGGACAATTAGTGACCATAATTGCTGTTGAACAGGATGAGCCTCAATTGTTTGTAGAACGAAGAGATGATCATATCATGGAGTTTATCAAATATAGAGATCAATACGAGGAACAGCACAAATGTCTACCAGGCTAATATTAGCTATTTTGTTATTCTTTACAATGATACCGGTTGCAGGATTAGCTCAGAAAATATCTCCAGATGACCCTCCCAATAATGGTGGCCCACCGATTTCAACTACAGCATATACCATGCCGAAAAAGGTTGTCTGCATCGA